GACTTACGGCACTTGAAACTTGTGGGATAGGTCCGCACATTCCATCCGGACAAGGATAACTATAATCGCTAGTATTACAACATGGCGTTCCGCATCCGCCTCCGCCTCCACCTTGTAAGGCTTTATTTGCATCATTTTGCATATTATTATTATTCGTAAGGTTTTTGTGTGGATTTCCTCCGCTATTCACATTAGTTGGAAAATTGTTTTCTCCTCCTCTCATTTTTTTAGTATATCTTTTTCTAATTCTTGTGGAGGGATTTCTGCTTCTGTTACGTTTTTTAATACTTGTGCGGTGTTTACTACTAGACATACGATGTGATTTTAAAATTCTTTTATTTCTACGCGTAGTTCGTCGTTTTTTCCGACTCTTTAGATTATTATTTTTCATTTATATATTAATATAAAGATATTATTATGGTTTATATTATATAATGGATAGTATTGATCTTCTGAATCTGAATAAAATGATTGATGCAAATAACGTTGAAGATTGTACGAATCAAATACGCGATAAAAAACATAGTTCATTAATTAGGGAGGACGTAGACCGATTGATTTCATTGAAGAAAAAATATAGTAGGTTATGTAAAACGAACCCTATAGAATTTGACGCAATGTGTGTATCTCAGTGTAGTTTTTTATTTAATAACTACATGGATATTTTTAATAAAATTAAGAAGGATGAATTGAATATGGACATTTTGAATAATTTATTAAATATATTAAAAAGAATAGAGGACGGCGTGCTAGACCAACATAATGCCGCATTTCAGGTAGGTAAGTTATTGAAAGAAATGTATATTGATAGTGCATTAACTAAGGCGGATCGAATTGATAAAATTACTGGTAAAAAGGTAAAAGCTTCATCTAGACCGAAGGAAAAGAAAATAACTTGGCATGAATTTAAAAGTAAGAATTTACTCCCTGAAGTATAATGGGAATAATTACTTAAAATTATCACTTTAATATATCTAATATGTTGTCAAGTGATACATCAATAATTAAATTGGTAATAGTTGAATCTCCTTCTAAATGTAAGAAGATTGAACAATTTTTAAATAAGCATAATCCGTTAACGTCATATAAATGTATAGCTAGTTATGGTCATATTAGAGAACTAAATGGATTAGAATCAATTATCATAAATGATAATTTTAAACCGATGTTTATTGAAAGTAAATCCAAAAAGGAACAAATCGCAAAAATAAAAAGGGCTATTAATGAGTCAGGTGAAGTTATTCTGGCAACCGACGATGACAGAGAAGGGGAAGCAATAGCGTGGCATATATGCGAAGTATTTAATCTCTCTATTGAAAACACCAAACGTATTTTGTTCCATGAAATAACTGAGAAAGCTTTACATATAGCAATTGAGAACCCGACACGAGTTAATGTTCCTGCGGTACATGCGCAGATCGCACGTCAGGTATTGGATATATTGGTTGGTTATAAACTTTCTCCATTATTGTGGAAATATGTGGAGAACGGCTTGTCTGCTGGACGTTGTCAAACACCAGCATTACGTATTATTTATGAAAATCAAAAAGAGATAGAAAAAACGATTGAAAAACAAAGTTATATCGTGACATCTTACTTTACAAATAAAAATATACCATTTGTTCTAAATTATGAAGAGACAAATGAAGATAAAATGAGAGATTTTTTGAAGGAAAGTTTAATTTTTGACCATATTTTCAAAAAATATACTTTGAAAAATAAAATTTCGGGACATCCGATGCCATTTACCACAAGCACAATACAACAGGCAGCAAGTAATGAATTGAATTTTTCTCCAAAAGAAACAATGTCATTATGTCAAAGGTTATACGAGGGAGGTTATATTACTTACCCTCGAACAGATAGTATGAATTATAGTGAAGAATTTAAAGAAAAGATGAATGATTGTATTCTTCGAATGTATGGAGAACTTTACAGCAACGTATTATATGTAAAAGCGTCGAAATTATCAGAACAACCGCACGAAGCAATCCGCATTACAGAAATAAAATGCGAAGACATTGATGAAAATGTATATACGGCAAAAGAGAACCGCATGTATCGATTAATCAGAAAAAGAACATTTGAAAGTAGTATAACTGATGCAACGATATCTGTTTTGTCCGCGACTATTACAGCTCCGTCAGGGTATGAATATATATTTCAAACTGAACATGTCTTATTCCCTGGTTGGAAAATTGTTGGTGGTTATCATGATACAAATAAGGAATATTCATATTTACAATCTTTAAAACCGGATATTTCTCTCCCTTATCGTAAAATAAAAGCAAATATTCACGTAAAGGACACAAAACAGCATTATACGGAGGCTCGGTTAGTGCAATTGCTTGAAGAAAAGGGGATTGGTCGTCCTTCCACATTTTCTTCACTAATAGAAAAAATACAAGAGAGAAAATATGTAAAAAAAGAAAATGTGAAAGGTAAACTAATAACGTGCAATGACTTTGAAATTATAATCAATAAAATGGAACAGAATAAAATAACCGAAATACAAAATAGTCGAGAGTTTGGGAATGAAAAGAATAAATTAGTTATTACGCCAACAGGAATAATAGCATTGGAGTTTTTACTGAAACATTTTGATACATTTTTTCAGTATTCATATACAAAGGACATGGAGGATGATTTGGATAGAGTGGCAAAGGGAGATAAAATATGGCACGATATTTGTAAAAAGGTAAATAATGAAATAGAAAATCTCTCTTCATGTATTTCGGAAAGGGGTAAAGAAACAATTCGGGTTGATGACGACCATACTTACATGATGGGGAAATATGGTCCGGTTATTAAATGTAGTAATGATAAAAAAAATAAGGTAACATTTAAGTCTGTTCGAAAAGATATCGATTTAACTAAATTAAGAAATGGAGATTATACACTATCTGATATAATAGAACCGAACGAACATAAACCAGTTTCGTCCATTGGGATATTTCAGGAATATCCGGTTTATGTAAAAATAGGGAAATTTGGAAAGTATTTAGAATGGAATGGAATGTCAAAATCTCTCAAACATATTAAAATAGAGTTGTCTGAAATAACAATGGATGATGTAGTAGAGTTATTATATGATACAAATGCGAATGACAATTTGAATATACGTATTATAACTGAAGATGTTTCAATACGTAATGGTAAATATGGGAATTATATTTTTTATAAAACAAAAAAAATGAAGAAACCTAGATTCCTGAAATTGGATGGTTTCAAATGTGATTACGTAACATGTGATGTAAACGTATTTAAGGAATGGTTTATAAAAACATATAAGGTTGATTTATAAAAACATATAAGGTTGATTTATAAAGAATAATTAGACATAGACAGCAGGAATACGTATATTATATTTTTTCTCAATTTCATTACGCAGTGAATTAAATTCTATTGAAAAATCAAATGGGAAATTGTCAAATTTTACTAATCGTCCATCGTGAAATCGGAATTTAAATTTCAGGCGTACAACTCTTTCGATCGGTGGGTCATATTGGACTAAATTATGTTGAAATAATGTTCTAGAGTCATGTGTAAATTCATGGTGGCTTCTAATCGGAATTTTGGCAAACGCCGAATTTACTTTACCCGAATAAGCATTATTGCCATACATTTTAGTAGAGCTTTCATTGTATGGATATAATTCATCGTAATAATTATACTTATCAATTTCCAAATAGAGACAATTTTCACCATTGATATAAAATGATAAAGGTGCTTCAACAAAATGTTTTATGGTTGCATTCGGAGAAGTTGGAGGTACTATATAATCAAATTCTAATCCAGTTAATTCATCTAAATGTTGAACCGACTTATATGTTTTTTTTTGAAACCCCAAATGATATGGAAGCCCCCAGTTGGAATGATTGTTCCAAATGATTGGCTGTTGTTCACAATTTTTAAAATCATAAATAATTTGATTATCAAAATTTAGATTAAATGATAAGTCAGTATGACCGAACCACATTTTTTGTTTGACTTCGTCATAAAAAACATTGAAACTAGCATCCATACTAATTGATTTATTCATTTTACGTGTTAATTCACGTGATAATTGTGAAGGCGTGTAATAACCTTCTTGTATAATAATTTCGTTTAAACTATTATCAATAGTGAATTCTAACTTTGTATTTTGATATTCATTACTGAAGGTAAAAAATGTTCCCGGCATAGTGCATTGTACTAACCGCATGGATTGAACGTTATAAAGCGTTTCTGGTAATACGATTTCAAACGTATTTGAGTTGGGCCATTTTGTAATATCTCTATCTTCGGAATGAATTGTAACCAATTTTCTATCTAAAACATAATTTTGTTCGCGATTAATTAATGGTTTAGAATTACCGAGACTGAATTCAGTTTTTTGATGATTATTCATTTATATAAAAGTATAATAAAATAAAGATACAATACAAACTATATTATATAATACAATATTATATAATACGATAATGTCAGCACTCACCAACGAAGCAAGGCTAAAATCATCATCAGAAGAAAATAAAGAGAGAGGTGGATTTGGATATGTTATAAATAGTATGTTACTTGTATCAATTGTAGGGATGTGTATTAAAATATTTTTTGGAAATAATACATCAATTGATGGGACATATGGACGCGCAAATGCAACAATATACGGGTATGGTATTGTAGCATTTGCAGTATTAACTGTTATGTTTGTTAGTTTTGCTATACATGATAGAATTGCTAGAATAGAGAATAAAACGGGAATTGCAGGAATCTTCGATTTTATAAAATCGTTTATAAATAGTTCAGCTCCTTCTATTTTAACAATAATGATTTTAGGATGGATTATTACATTAAATATATTATATTATGAACGAATTAATAAGGGGAAAGTAGCGACCGAGTATTATCAATTATCTGCAGGAACTTCATTTTTATTCTTGTTTCAAATTATCTGCTTGTTTCAATATCTAAAATTGTATATTAATATAAAAACAAGAAAAAATGGTAATGATAATGATGCTCAAACCCAAAATAGAATTGCGTTTGCAACTTATTTTATAAGTATAATTAATTTAATTGTGGCAGGTATGATGACGATTATATTGACATTCTTTTCAACAGATGGATAAACTTATACATGGATAAACTTATACATGGATAAACTTATAAGTTAACCCATATTCCATATCTGTTTCCCATACACCATATATTTTGAGAATGAATTCATGGTGTTCCTTACAAATAATTTCATTAAATATTTTCAAAAAACCATTATTTAATTGGTCTGAAATTCTATAAATGGGTGTTTTATTTTCAAATTTATATCTATTCATAATGTGATTTTCGATATTAGAAACGTTGGTAACAATATCATTATGTATTTTAATGTCAAAACAACATTTATATTTATTAAAAGATTTTTCAATATTAAAAAAAGTTATATCAAATTTAACAAAAATACCATTTAATGTAAATACTTCGTTTGAATAAATAGCTCTAGAAAAAATACTATTCTCCATTACAGTGTTTTTAACTCTTTCTAAAAAAAATATATTATTAATATTAAAATCTTCTAAATTCAATACGATATACATAAATTATATTTATATTTGATATGTATTTAAGTAATCTTTACAACATGACATTTTTATACAATAACAATGATATAATATCATTACGAGTTAAATCACCTCGTTCCATATTAATCATGATATTTAAAACATAATAACATTGTTTAATTGTAGCATCATCGTAGTTTTTTTCTTTAAGGTTAATGTAAGACAACCATAAATTCGATAAATTGGGGTAGGTGTCTTGATAATACTTGAATTTATGTATAATATCATAAATAACATCAAAACGATTGTTCATTTCGTATACTAGTATAGTAGTGATACCTTTTATGCCATATTGTCTAATAAAATAGTCTTTTTTTATAATAAAGACTATTTTTTATAATATATAAATGAAATTACACGAAACACATTTTGATAATTATATACAATTAAATAACGAAAATTCATTGCACCCTGAGCTTGTGAAGGTATATAAAAATTTCCCCGAAAAACTATGTAATTTAAAAAACTTAATCTTCTATGGACCAAATGGAGTGGGGAAATATACTCAAATGTTGAGTTCTATAAAAAAATATAGTCCATCCGAATTAAAATATGATAAAAAATTAAGTATAACTTATAATAAGAATACTTATTTTTTTAAAATAAGTGATATACATTATGAAGTTGATATGTCTCTTATTGGTTGTCATTCAAAAATGTTATGGAATGATATTTATAATCAGGTTGTAGATATTTTACTATCGAAACAAGAAAAATCAGGAATAATTGTTTGTAAATATTTTCAAGAGATTCATAGCGAATTGTTAGAAATATTTTATAGTTATATGCAAACATTAAATACCAAAAATATTGATTTAAAATTTATTATTATAACTGAAGAATTGAGCTTTATACCTGACAATATAATTAATTGTTGTTATTTAATTAAGGTTTCGCGCCCATCAAAAATGACATATAGTAAATGTTTAAAAATGAAGTTAGGAAAAAGTAGTAAAATAACAGAAATTACAAATATAAAAAATATAAAAGAATTAACAAATCAAATAATAAATATTAACGAAATTATATGCAACCGAATAGTAGAATTTATATTAAATTCTGCTTGCGAAGAATTTAATTTTTACAAAATGAGAGAATATTTGTATGATATTTTTATATACAATTTAAATCCATATGAATGTGTATGGATTATACTAAATAAATTAGTATATATGGGTAAAATTAAATCATCAAATATGACGGATATTTTAATAAAGACGTACGTATTTTTGCAATATTATAATAATAATTATAGACCAATATATCATTTTGAAAATTTTATAACATTTTTGACAATGCACGTGTTAGAGATTGAAAATATAAAATAGGCATTAGATCTACCTATGTAATTAATTCAATGAGTAAATGTTTACTATTATCTAAACTTTTCCATTTTTCTATAATTTCTTGTTTTAGTTCATCTTTTTCATGTAAAATATGAATACATTTATGGTGTTCTTTATTCAAAGATATTTTTATCATTTTCATCATTTGTTCAACAAATACATTT